CCCAGGACCAAAGGCCCAGGACCAAAGGCCCAGGACCAAAGGCCCAGGACCAAAGGCCCAGGACCAAAGGCCCAGGACCAAAGGCCCAGGACCAAAGGCCCAGGACCAAAGGCCCAGGACCAAAGGCTAACCCTCATTTCCGCTTTTTTCTTTTTTTGACTGGGACCGTCGTTTTTTCCTCTATGAATTGAAGCACGATTTTTTCCCTTACTTGATCCGACAATTCCATGCGCATCATTTCCGAAAATCCATTTAGGACGGTATATAGTTCCTCAAGAGACCGCGCCGATTCCATTTCATAATTGAAAAAATCCATTTCCCCGGTGTATTGAAGCGCGGAAATAAAATCATCAATTTCCTCAGAATGTCGGGAAAAATCCACCGAACCGTCGTTCCAGTAAAACGGATCGGAAATATATTCGGAATCCAATCCCGAATAATTCCCCCCGATTGAAAGGGAATAAAATCCTTTCCCATAATCCGATTTTTTAACCTTGATCGGATTGTCCGATTTTCCTACAACGATTTTCCGGAGCGCGATTTTTTGAAAATCCTTCCCTAGATTATGACTGCAAAAAATCCTACCGTCGGAATATAACGGCGCGGTATCGTCAATAATAACGATTGTTTCCTCTTTACTGACCATGAAAACCGAAAAATAACCCTCAATACTTTCGGTATCAAAATCGGTTTTTAGTAAATGGTGCAATAATGCTTCAGAATCGTTAGTGGTTTTTGTGTTATGTTTTCCCGGGACATTGACCACCCCATTGTGGGTTAGGTGATAACCCTGGAAATAGAAAGGATGCGCATAGGCTAACCCTTGACCGTTAGTGCTAGTCCTATGGTGAATCACAACGCTATCAATGGTTTTTATCCTGGGATCATAGTGGGAATAAAGTATTTCCATCAATTCGAGATAGAAAATCGACGGATTCAATCCCTTCAGGGTATCAATTTCCCCCGATTTTCTTCGGATAATCGCACCATATCCGTCATTGTCATGTGTCAATGAAATGAATTGTTTGATGGTTTTAATGTCATCAAAACTAAAATCGTTTATCAAGATATGCTTGCACATTGTGTATTTTTCCTTTCAATTAAACGTCGATTTTTTGCAATTCATCATAGGACTTGAGAGAATTGACGCGCTTCAAAGTATCTTCCGCAACGTCAAGGGGAATCCCATTTTTTTCAGTCATTTTTTTGAGAAAATACCTCATTGATTTTTTAGATAATCCCGCTTTTTTCCCGGCGAGTCTCTTATATACGACGTTAGCCAATGCGACGTAATGGTTCAGTTTTTCCGCATCAAAGGTAGGGGAGAAAAACCTAAATTCGAGTCGGTCCCCCTGGAAAAAAATCATAGAGTATTTTTGACCATCCACGCCGATCCCTAATTTATTGCAATAGGAACTATCCCGGCGCGATTTTGCCACAAAATTGAAAAGAAAATCCAATTCTCTCGTGGGGATATTGGATTCACACTGTAAACCTAAATAGTTATTGAGGTTAATGTGAAGTCCGCATGACGTATTGAATCGCGCATCAATGTCTTTCAAGTGTTCCAGGATTTTCTCATTGTCCCGGATTGTTTCCTTAGACGCGTAATAGTTCCAACATACTTCCGCGTCAGTCTCTTCGGAATCGGTATCAATACTTGAATCAGTGACGACTTTGAAGGACGTGTTTCCGGTCATGTTTTTAAGGTCCGATTCCAATTCCCGGCGCGCTGAATCCCCCCCGGTTCCGGAAATCGTCAATCCACAATCGCCGCCACAATCATAATCGTTGCACGCGTCGTCAATCCATTGATCGACATTAAAATAGTCTTCCAGTCTTCTGGCCTCACTTCTATCCATGTTGAAATAGTTCATAAGAATTTCCACCGCACCCTCAGAAAACAAGGATTCACGATAAGATTCCAGGCACGCGTCGTCGTCATGATCCGCATGGTCTGAATCACATGGGATCATTGTTTCCAATTCGATCCCGACGTGGAACCCGTCGGAAATAACAGTGTCTTTTCTGAGATTATTCTTTTTTTGCTTTTTCATGATTAGTCCCTTTCCTTATCAGTGTTTTCGGTTATTTGAGCAAAGGCGCAACGATAGCTAATCCAATAAAAATAAATCCCCATAGTGTCGGCATAATGGTTTTCCCTTTCCTTTGTTTCATTCTATTCTATGTTACCTTAAAAGTAAACAATCCAATATCATGCAAGCGCCGCACCATTTACTTGACAATAAAAACAATGGGTTAAGACGGCACACATTTTGAAAATTGCCTATTTCCTGGACACTGTAAAAGGACCAGACAGCCTCAACTAAAAAAGTTTAATCGCCCCTGTTTTCCTCTCTTTTTTTGCTTGCGCTCAACGGAAAAGATTGAAATAATGGTAAAGTCAACTCTTTTCGTTCAGTCAGTAGTCAATCTACTGTGTCTGATAATGTTTATTATGTTAACCGTCTCTAAGTAGTTGATTTCACTGGGTGAAAAACCCCCCGATCCGACCGAACCCTATCACAAAAAATACTGACCACTAATTGGTCCGGATCTTGCATACCATGGTTCGGACCTAAGTACTTGTAATCATTAGGGTGTGTCACCCTGGACACATGGCCCGGAGGACTCATGTCATAGAGGACGCGTGTCATGCAAGACACATCCCCTGTGTCACGCCGGACACATCAGGGGGACGGGGGGGCTGGGGGGCCGCGGGCCGTTCGTGGTCGTAGACGTATCACCCTGGCCTAAATACGCGCACCCGCATCGGTTTTACTTTTTCGGTTTACATTGGGCAATAACTGCCTATCCTGAAGTCAATGACTGACAAGAAGCAGAGACGCGAGGAGCGCATGGCCCAAGTTAAAGCGGAGCTTTTCGAGGAGCATCCGGAGCGGGCAGGGAAGCCCCCGAACATCGCAATCGCCCACGCCAAGACCGCCGAGAACAAAGATCCAATCGGCCTTTCCCAGAAGGGCGGGCGAAACAAGCTCCCCGAGGGAACTTCGATCCGCAAAGAGCTTACCTTCAACACCTATATCGCCCAGATCGAGGAGCCTCGGTCCTTCTTAAACCTGCTCCCCGAGTCCATGAAGGAGGCCGTTACCACGGTCCCGCAGGACTTGGTGGACCTAGACGAAGACTCGCTCCTGGTTCGTCTTGAAGAAAACTACAAGTACAAGCCCACCGCGTCAGTGGAAGCGATGAGAAACAACTTCTGGATGGAGTTTGACCGCGTAGCGGTAACGCGCAACGAAGTCATGAACCAGAGCAATATCTATCTCGGGGTCGTGTCTCGGGAGCATTTCCACAATATGCTCCGCACTGGTCATCATGTCCTTGCGTACATCTTGTGTCGCCCGCCCGAGTACGAAGCGGTGATGCGGGGGCTTCTTAATCTCTCGACCAGGAAGATCCGGGACGTACTAAACATCCCGCTTCAGAAGGCCGACGGGTCTGTTCAAGATCCTAAGATTATCGAACTGGTACTGAAGGCGGCTGCGATGGTAGACCTCCGAGCCAAAGGTGGATATGTTCAGAGGTCCGAGACGAAGAACCTGACCATGATGAAGCAGGAGACTACGAGCTACACTACGGTCTTTAATGCGGCCTCTTCTACTAAGTCCCCCGATATTGCGTCCCTTACGGCTGACATTGACGCGAAAATTGCGGCTCTTGAGAAAGAGATGCAAGCGGTCCCTGGGATTGCTCATCAACCCTCCGAGCCGACCGTATCTATTACAGATGTGGAGTACGCTGACTTCCGTGAGAAGGGCGACTTGGTTTGAGTGAGTTAGATCCGGTCCGGGATATCAAGTTAGAGAAGTTGAAGCTCCTTGAGGAGAAGGCCCGGATGGTTCGGGGGCTTCCTCACTTGTACGGGTTTAAGGATTATTCCTGGAGTCGGGAGTTCTTGGACTCGGATGACAGGACTGTACTGCTTACAGCAGCAAACCAGTTGGGTAAGTCTACGTCTCAGATTAGGAAGATTGTGGAGTATGCCACAAATGTCCAGGCGTGGCCCAAGCGGTTTCGGAGGACTCCGAGGCAGTTTTGGTATTTGTACCCCACGGCTCAAGTGGCGACTGCGGAGTTTCACACGAAGTGGAAGCCTGACATTTTGCCGAAGGACAGTTTTAAGGACGATCCCCAGTACGGGTGGAGAGCGGAGTTTAAGAACCGGGGCGACATCAGTGCGATTTACTTCAATAGCGGAGTTGCGCTGTACTTTAAGACCTACGCACAGGACGTGCAGCACCTTCAGTCCGGTACGGTGGATTATGTCGCCTGTGACGAGGAGTTACCGCTTGAGCTGTGGGACGAGATCAACTTTCGAAGAAACGCGGTAGACGGGTATTTCTCAATGGTGTTCACGGCTACCTTGGGGCAGGAGTTCTGGAGGCTTGCTATGGAGCCTCGGGCGGGGGAGACGGAGACGCTTCAGTTTGCGAAGAAGCTCCGTGCCTCGCTGTTTGACTGTCAGCACTTTCTTGATGGTACGCCATCGCACTGGTCGCTTGAAAAAATCCACCGGACCATCGCTATGTGTAAGTCCGAGGCCGAGGTACAGCGACGGGTTTACGGTCGGTTCGTAAAGGACGAGGGGTTGAAGTATCCGTCGTTTGAGCGGGGGAAGAACATCCAAGCTCCTATGGACATACCCGCACACTGGCCGATTTATGTCGGGGTGGATATTGGGGCCGGGGGAGACGAGAACCACCCGAGCGCAATTACGTTTGTGGCGGTGAAGCCTGATTATCGGTATGGCCGGGTGTTTCGGCATTGGCGTGGGGACGATAAGGTTTACACGATGTCGGACGTGGCGGTGAAGTACATGGAGCTATCGCAGGACTTGAACGTGACTGCGGCGTTTTACGACTACCATGCGAAGGACTTTAAGACGATTACGGACCGGATGGGTTTGTCGTTTATCCCGGCTGAGAAGAAGCATGATGTGGGCGAGCAGGTGATTAACGTGCTTTTTAAGAACAATATGCTCGACATCGACAATACGGTGGAGTGTCAGCCGATCGTCAACGAGTTAACGACCCTGCAACTGGGGACGGATAAGCGTAAAGCGAAGGACGACTCTGTTGACTCGATGCGGTATGCTTTGACGAAGATTCCGTTTGATTTTACTCATGTAGGTTTTGTACCAACAAGAGAGGTAATAAGGGCTAAGTCACTGAGTCCACTTGAAGTGGCTCACGTGGAGCGGAACAAGGATCGACTAAGGATGCTTGCTCCGAAGGACAATTCGGGGTTTAATGGGGTGCAGGATGAAATTAGGCTTTGGAACGAAGTTATCGGAACAGACCTCTCAGACTATGAGGACTTCTTTTGACACTGAGACGATTTTGGCTATCATAGAGTCATGTAGTCGCAACGGAGTGGCTAAGTTCTCATGTGGAGGGCTAGAGCTTAGTTTCCTCCAGGTAGACAAGGCTCCGGTCACAGAGCCAGTATTCGTAAGACCTGAAGTTCAGGCCGCACAGAGTTCCCAGGCAAAGGATTCTCTAACTAAAGAAGAGGCACTCATCAAGGCGAACACGCTAGAGCAGATGCTCCTTGATGACCCGTTAGAGTATGAAAATCTCCTCCGCGCTAGGGAAATTGAATGAAAAAGTTAGATCACCCGGAACTGGTTCGACTCTACAAAGAAGGTGAAAACGCGGACAATCACCTGTACGCGGAACAACGGTCTAACCTTCTTCTCGTTGCCGGGTCACACTATGCTCGCAAAGGCTCGCGGTTCTGGAACCGCGTTAGGGACGACCAGAGGCTCACGGAAGAGCAAAAAATCCGGCTGACTATCAATCACATTCAGCGGATTTGTAAAATTTACGAAAACAATATTATTTCCTACGCTCCGGGCGTTGCTCCACTTCCGAAGAACGAGAACGAGCTTCAGGACCAAAAAGCGGCACAACTGAACAATGCCGTTTGGAAGGACATCAAGGACCGCCATCGTTGGAACGACAAGATCCGCGAGATTGTGCAGGACTTTGTTCGCATCGGGGAAGTAGCACACAAAATTTACTGGGATGATAACAAGGGCAAGCAGATCGGGTTTGCTCCGATGGTGGATGAGTTCGGGATGCAGATGGTGGACGAGATGGGACAGCCCATGCTCGATCAATCTAAGCCCGTATTCTCCGGTGATTTCTGCTTCGAGCGCATCTTTGGATTCAACCTCTTCCGGGCCACTGAAGCGCGGAGCATGGAAGACTCTTGGTTCGTCGGTTTCCGCAAAATGGTGGATATTGACGAGCTTCGTGCTAGGGTAGGCGACGATGAAGAGAAGCAAAAGCTCATCCAAGAGAGTAAGGATGAGACGTATCTTGTGTTCGATGGAAATGGATCAGCTTACGAGCGCACTAAAAACCAGTGTTTGTTGCTCGAAATGTATATCCGTCCGTCCATCAACTTCCCGAACGGTTACTATTTCATCTATACGATGCAAGGTGTTCTGTGGGAAGGCGAGCTTCCTTTCGGCGTTTTCCCGATTATTTACTGCGGTATGGACGAAGTTCCTACTTCTCCCCGTTGTTACTCGTTTATTAAACAGCTTCGCCCAATTCAGGGCGAAATCAACCGGGCCATTAGTCAGACAGCTACCCATCAAGTTACTCTTGGCGACGATAAGCTCGCGGTACAAGCGGGAACGAAAATAGCCAACGGTGGACTTCAGCCTGGGGTTCGGGTGTTTTCTTACTCGGGACAGGCTCCTGTGGTCATTCCGGGCCGGACTGGGGACCAGTATCTTCCGTATATCGAGAAGATGGTCGATCAGTTCTACGTGATTGCCAATCTTCAGGAAGAATTGCAGGAAAAACCTGCGAATCTTGACCCGTACACGATGCTTTTCATGAGCATCCAACAGAAAAAGAAGTTTTCTGTCTACACTTCCAAGATCGAGCAGTATCTTATCGAGTTTTGCTCGAAGGCTTTGGAGCTTGCTAAGAATTACTACACCGAGCAGAACCTTGTTCCGGCAATCGGACGGGCAGAGCTTATCAATATCTCGGAATTCAAGACCACAACCCCGCTTCACTACTCGATTCGCCTTGAGCCAGGTAGCGAGGACATGGAAACTCGTCTTGGAAAGCAGCTTACCTTCAACCAGATCATGCAGTATGTGGGATCTAACCTCGATCCGAAGGACATCGGTAAGATTATCCGCACTTCCCCATACGCAAACAACGATCTCGCCGCGGAAGACCTGACTATGGACTTCGACGCGGGGACGAACATGATTTTGTCGCTTGATCGCGGGCAGTACATGGAGCCTTCCATGTACGACGACAAGAAGTATTTGATTAAGCGTCTGACCAACCGGACCAGGAAAGCAGATTTCAAGTTTCTCCCAGAGCAGATGCAGATGATGTATCAGCAAGTCATCGGACAGTTGATTGATCTCGATGCGGAAGAGCAGAGAAAGATCCAAGAAGCCGCCCAGGGCTTTATCCCGATGTCCGGGATGGCGGTCGTTTGCGATATTTACGTTCCAGATCCAAACAATAGCTCTAAGACTATGAGGGCGCGAGTCCCTTATGATGCTCTTACTTGGCTTTTGAAGAGACTTGAGGAGCAGGGTGCTACTCAGCAAGCCATTATGCAACAGCAACAGGCCGTAGTTGCTCAAACTGCACAATCTCTTATGCAAGGTTCTCCATCACAACCACAAGCATCAGTTGGAGCGGAAAATCCGCTCCAACCGATGTTAAAACCCCAAGGGTAAGGGCCAATTATCCAAAAGGACAGCATGGAAAATCTGGAATCAGTACAAGAAACATCGACAGTACAATCAGCCCCCGAATCGGTAGCTTCGGCCCCCGTATCGGCTCCTGAAGTAGCTGCGGCCCCCGCCACAGAAGCTCAGGAATGGTCGCCCAACTACAAAGTTAAGGCATACGACAACGAGTATGAGATTCCTGAGAACTTTCGGGGATACATTAACAAGGACAACGAGAAAAACTTCCGAGAAGTGTTCGAGCGGTCGTTTGCTTTTGATACTATCAAGCAAAAGTACAAAGATGCTCACTCGAAGTACCAAGATGTCAACACCAAGTACGATACGATGACTAAAAACTTGGATCGCTTGTCCAAGTTTGTCCAGAACGGTGACTTTGACACCTTTTTCTCGACTATTCAGATCCCAGAGGCAGAAATTCAGAAGTGGATTTACAACAAGCTCACTCTTCAGGACTTGCCGAAGGAACAGCAACAACTTTACACTAAAAACAGCGAGTATCAGAGAGAACTGCTCTCCATGCAGGAAAAGTATGATGAGATGCAGGGCAAGATGGCTGAGTTTGAGGAATACAAAGCTCAACAAGCCATTCAACAAAGACACTCTGAACTTGATTCGGTTCTGACAAGTTCCGAATACAGGGGACTCGCGGAAAGTTACGATGCTCGGGCAGGAAAACCCGGAGCGTTTAAGAACGAAGTCATCCTTCGTGCGGCGGCGTTGGCAAATGCCACAGGAAAAGACCTGTCTGCACAGGAGGCGGTTCAAGAGATGGCGAGACTGGTCGCTTGGAATCAGCAAAACGCTGGACAAGTATCAGGGGTAGCACAAAAGGGTCAGGGTAGACCAACTCTCCCTTCGGTGTCGGGAAAGACAAGCTCTCCGGTCGCACCACAAGTAAAAAGCATTGAGGATCTGAAGAGGCTCGCAAAAGCGGCTTCTCAAGGTCAAACCTACTAATAAACAACCTTTTGAAAGGGGTTAAAAATGGCTACTAATCGTACATTTAGCAATATGCTGAATGAGTACCTCCCGGAGAAGCTCCTCCTGGAAGAACTCAAGAAGCGCAACTGGGCACTCGCAAACATTGAGCAGGACGATTCCTGGATGGGAGGAAATTTAGTAATCCCCTTCCTCGGAGCAGTTGGCTCTACCGTAACCTTCGGCTCTTTGGCCGCAGCTAACGACATTGCCGAAGAACTTTCTGTTCGCGGTCAAGTCGCTGCCTACAAAGAGTGTTGGGGATCTATGATCTTCAACGAAACCGATCTTCTTCAGCACGGCAAGCTCTCCGAGCAAAACTTCCTGAAGATCATCCCTGATGCAATCATGCGCCATGCTGATTACATCTCGGCTGTGGTTTCTCAGAACCTCCTCACCGGATCGGCTGTTGCCAAGGCAATCGCTGACGGAACCGTTGGTGGTCTGATTACTGTTGCTCAACCTGATCGTTTCCCGATTGGCATGAAAGTTTCCGTTGATGACGGTGACTCTTCTCCTGTCAGCGGCTACGTCAGCGCGATCAACCTGAACACCGGAGTTCTCTCTATTGTCACCGCTCGCGGCGGCTCGACTCCTGTGGATCTGTCTGCTTACACCGTAGCTCAAGGCGCAGCTATCTACGGAGACGGTCAGCAAGCCAATGGCTTCGACAACCTCCCGAACCAGTTGCTCTCCGCTGCTAACGGCGGTGCATCTTCGATCTTGGGCGTGACCAAGACCGCTTATCCGTTCACCCAGGCTATCAACGTGGACGGATCTGGAATCACCGCGTCGAACATTCTGTCTCAGATTTTCGATGCTTACGTGACTGTTCGTCGTTTGGGCGGTGGTAAGCCGTTCAAAGTCGTGATGAGCTACAAGAACTACGGCTCTTGCTTGAAAGTTCTTGAAACTCAGAAGGGCGCGTTCAACGTCGTTCCTAACTCCAAGAAGACCGAAGCCTACGCTTTCGACTCTATCTCGGTGGGTGGTTTCGCCGGAACTCTCGAACTGTCCGCAGTTCAAGAGATGGATGACGACAAAATCATGCTCCTCGACCTGTCTGGCATGAAGTTTTACACCAACGGCGGTATCCGTCGTCGTAAAGCTCCAGATGGAAAGGAATACTTCGAAGTGCGCAACACTTCTGGTTTCCAGTACATCGTCGATCATTGCTTGTTCGGCGAGTTTGTGGTGAAAGAACCTAAGAAACAGGGTATCATCCACAGCATCAGCTACTAACCAACGATGGGGGAGGCGCGATGCGTCTCCCCCTTCAATTAAAAAGGAGATAACATGGCGGCACTAAGTCTTACAGTAGGGGCAAGGTTTAAGAAGAATGTCATTAAGCAACAGACAGTAGGGACAGTGGCGACTGGTCTTACTCCTTTGGCTATTTCAGATTCCGTTAAGCAACCCGAGCAAATTTTTGTTCAGGCTCTTTCTGGTAACACTGGAAAAATTACAATCGGTCTTTCCGGAGTGACTGCGGGCGGGGCGGGGATTGAACTTATTGCAGGTGCAAATACTGTTCTCCCGAGCAATACCGTAGGCGACTGGTATGTGATTTCTGACTCTTCGAATCAAAAACTTAATATCATCTATTCTTCCGGAGCGGTATAATGAGTTACGCCCCATTTCCATTAGTATGGGGTCCACTTGCAGGAGGCGGGGGCGGTCCTTCGTTTGGAGTAATTCAAACTGACTTTGGGACTTACCCCACCGCCAGTGGATCTAGTGACATCCTAAACCTAGTATCCGACAACCCTGCGAACTACTACTTTACTGGTACTGCTCTCACCGATACGGTTACTCTTACCATTCAAGGCTTCGTTCCGATCTCGGACTACGAGGCGTACAATGAGCTTCAGAAAGAGCCTACCGGGTTTCCAAACAGGACAGACTCTTCAACTAGCTTTGACGAGATCAGTCGTGAATTCAGCATCTCGCCTACCGGAGCATCGTTTGATGTCTATGTGAAGGGCAAGAAGTACACAAAAACTTCAACACAGACCGTCACCATTCCTAACTCTCCTGGCAATCATTACATCTACTTTGATGTGAGTGGAGTTCTTCAGACCTCTCAAGTCGTATCTATTGATCTTTTTCAAGATAACGCGCTTGTGGGGATCATCTACTGGAACACCGAAATTTCTAAACAGGTTTACTATGCAGAAGAGCGGCATGGTGTGGTTATGGATGGGGCTACTCATGGGTATCTCCATACTATTTTCGGTGCTAGGTATCTTTCTGGTTTTGCTCTTCAAGGATTTTCTGTTGACGGCACTGGGGACGTAGACAGCGACGCGCAGTTCACCGCAGACTCCGGTTCGTTCCGCGATGAAGACTTAGTTATCCAGGCTTTAGCTCAGTCTCAAATCCCTATCCTGTATCGTCAGGGGACGCTCTGGAGAAAGAAAGCGGCTGACGCTTTTCCTGTCATTTATAGTGGGACTGCGGGATATACCGGAGCTAGTGGAAGGCTTGCCTACAACGTATTGTCTGGTGGGTCTTGGAGTCTTGCAGAAGTACCCAATACTAACTTTGTCCTGGTTCACTTTTTTGCCACTAACGACGTAAACAATCCTGTCGTCGGTATCCAGGGGATTGATGTTTATACTTCAATCTCGGGAGCCAGAACCGCCGCGTCGGAAGAAATTTCTTCTCTTAGCGGGCTTCCTTTTGCTGAATTTGTGGCGATTGGATCTGTTGTATTTGAAACCGCAGATGCCTATTCAAATACAGTAAAGGCTAAAGTCCGTTCCATCTCAGTTGATGAGGACTACGTAGACTTTAGAGGAACTCAACCATACTCGCCTTCGCATGGCGCGGTGAGTTCACACAGCCTTCTCTCAAATCTTTCTAGCGATGACCACCCACAGTATCTTACCGAAGACCGCGCAAACCTTTTGTATTACACGCAGTCCGAAGTTAATACGATCGTAGCCGGACTTGCGGATCCATATTTAGAGGTGTTCACTCTTGACTCAACTGCGATTGCGGATAAAAAAATAACTCTCTCTAACACACCAAGCTCTTCAACTACTATTCGATTCCTTCCAGATGGAGGAATTGAACAAAGATTTTCCGTTGACTATGACTTAAACGGCAATGATATAATTTGGGATGGTCTTGAGCTGGATGGTTTTCTCGAAGTTGGGGATGTGGTGCGTATTTACTATTCAGCTTAATGATCTTTAACAAACAAGGAGAACGTAATAATGGCTAATCAAATCAAAAAGAAGTTTCTAGGAGCCGATCAGGTTTCTGGAGACAAAATCTTGCTCGACAACGAACAGGCGTTGCGGGCAAAACTTAGCAGCGGTTTTACTACCGATGTTTTGAAATTGGACGTTAACAACAAGGTTATCGTTTACCGCGATGGCGTAACTGACGAAATTGCATACCAAGGCGACATCACCGACTTGGACGGTGCGATTAGCGATCACGTCGGCGCAGCTTCCGACGCACACGATGCGTCAGCAATCTCTGTTGTTGCAACTGGAAATCTTTCCTCAACCAACGTCCAAGGCGCACTCGAAGAGTTGCAGATGGAGTTGGACGGTCTTGGAGCTACTTATGTAGATGTGTCCGGAGATACCATGTCCGGAAGCCTCGACATGGACGGGAACAGCATCGAAGGACTTCCTTCTGCTACTGCTTCTGGTCAACCCGTTGCTTTCCAACAGATCGGTGCTAACGACGGGGTTGCTCCACTTAACTCGTCTGGTAAGATCGACGCACAATACCTTCCTTCTTACGTTGACGACGTTGAAGAATATGCGAATCTTGCTGCTTTTCCTGGAGTTGGTGAGTCTGGGAAAATCTATGTGGCACTGGATAGCAATAAGACCTATCGTTGGTCTGGTAGCCAGTACATCGAGATTTCTCCAAGCGAAGTAAACTCGGTAAATGGTCAGTCTGGAATTGTTGTTCTTGATTCTGACGACATTTCTGAGGGTTCGAGCAATCTGTATTTTACTGAAGCTCGCGCCAAGTCTGCTGCTGTTTCGGACGCTATTGTTGACGGAGTTACTGACGTAGCTCCTTCTCAAAACGCAGTTCACGACGCACTCGCTCTCAAGTACGACGCGGCTGATTTTGATACCGACTGGGACAACCGCCTTTCTCAGAAAGACACTGACGATCTTTCTGAAGGTGCAAGCAATCTGTACTTTACCGATGCTCGCGCTAAGGCTGCTGCTGTTTCTAATTCTATCACTGATGGAATTATTGACGTGGCTCCTTCCCAGAACGCTGTGCATGATGCTCTTGCTCTCAAGCTCGACATCAGCGCGTTTCCTACGGAGTTCAGCTCTGAGCTTGCTACCAAAAGCACTAACGATCTTGCTGAAGGCGGGTCTAACCTGTACTTCACCGATGCTCGTGCAAAAGCCGCCGCTGTAGCGGATCTCATTCAAGACGGTGTTCTTGATGTAGCTCCTTCGCAGAACGCTGTTTTTGACGCGGTTGCTGCTCTCGAAGCTGAAGACGATACCTTCTTGAAGTTGGATGGTTCTCGCACGATGACCGGAAACCTTCAGATGGACTTCAACTCTATTAGCTCTGTGGGTGCGATTAGCGGTCCTACCGAAATCACTGGTCAAATTGGACAGACCATGACTTTCGGTATTTCTAGCTCGTTCATCTTCCAGTCGGCTATTGATATGCAGTCGGCAAGCAAGATCGTCGGACTTTCTGACGGTACTAATCCAGGAGATGCAGTAAACAAAGGTCAGCTTGATGCGTTGGGGGACAACTACCTTGCCCTTGATGGATCTGACAGCATGGCTGGCAATCTTGACATGGGAACCAATGACATTAACAATGTCAGCAATGTCAATGCCCTGAATCTCTACGCCGGAACTCTTAACGATGTCGTTACGATTTCTGGTTCTCCTGCGGAACCAATCGTTTTCTCTGCAATTCATACTAAAGTAGAATTTCAGACCGACGTTGACATGGGTTCCACTAACAAAATCATCAATCTTGAAGATGGTGTTAGTGCAGGAGACGCAGTAAACAAGGGACAACTCGATGCGGTTGAATCTGCTCTGGATTCTCGCCTTGATGTTCTTGAGGCTGCTGCTGCTGAGTGGGCAACCCCATACAAGCGCACTCTCGATGCAACCGATCTCAGCAACGGTTATATCGACCTGCCTCACGAAGCTCTCCAGACGAACAGCATGGGGGTCTTTGCAGACCGTCTTGCTCTTCATCAGGGCGCATCTGAAGACTACACCCTCTCTGTTGTGGGTGGAGTTACCCGGATCACCTTTGGTGGGGATCTGGTAGGCGGCGGGGCAACCCAACCGCTTCAGGAAGGCGATTCGATCTATGTTCGCTATCAAAAATCTGTCTAATTAGATAGGCTTGGGGGGTAGGGGTTCCCTGCCCCCCATTTTTACTGGAGATCAAATGGCAAAGAAAATTGATGTTTCTTGGATTGCAAATGAGATGGCTACTGACGAAGAACTCGCGGCGGTAGAGTCTGCGCTTGATGCTCGAATAACAACCCTTGAAAACAACGCGCCAAATCCAGAATTCAAATTTGTAAACTCCAAAAGCGATTTTCCCACCCCTTCTGGGGGCGTTATCACCCTAGAAGATGGGGTAACTTATTTTATTACTAAGACTATCGACCTGACCGGAGACAGGATTGTAGCCGGAAACAACACTGTTTTGTTGGGCGGTTCTTCCGAAAACTGTTATCTGATCTCTACTGGTCTTTCTGCCTCAACTGCTCTTATCACCTCTGTTTACTCTCTCCCTATGCGGAACCTGTCCATTACTCACGGAACCGCACTTAACCTGGACGGAACTGGCAACGCTACTGCCGCTCTTGACTGGTTTGGAGTTAACTTCGTGAACTGCGCAACGGTCGGAACAATCAAGACTTATTCAAACTTTATCATGTCCGACTGCGCTCTTTTGTCATCGGCAAATATGACATTCGACGGAACTATCGGTACGGTCGGATTCGTTAACTGCCTTTTCTCCGGGGTTGCCGGACAGACGACCTTGAACTTTCCATCAACGCTTACGATTACCAGACGTATTCGCGCAATCTATTCGAGCTTTGTGGCGTTTGGCGCAGCTACGGCAATTTTTGTTGATCCATCTGCTGTCATTCCAGTTGAGAGCTATATCTTGGATACCATCAACTTTTCGGGTGGGGCGACGTATACAGGCGGTGTGACATATACCGATAACAAAGCCTTTTTTTCAAACTGTAAAGGAATCGTGAACAGTTCCGAGATCGGCCAGATGTACTACACTGACAACACCGTTCAGAACGGTATTGCGACCACTAACGTCTTTGAAAAGATTGAGGGCGTTACAACAGCTTCAACAATTAACCAAAAGTTTGACCACACCAATAACCGCCTTACATATACTGGGGGGTTGGTGAGGTCCTTTAAAATTACTGCTTCGATCTCAGCAAACTCTGTTACAACTCAGACTGTAATTATTAAGACAAGGATTGCGAAAAACGGAACGACTTTGCCCGAGTCCGAGTCTCAAGCAACCACATCGGCTACTGGAAGGAACGAGAACTTTTTCTCTCAGGCTATTGTTGAGTTAACCACGAACGACTTTATTGAAATCTTCATTGCGAACCAGACAAACGCTAACAGCTTGCTTGCAACCGAACTTAACGTGATTATCGAAGCCCTAAATTAACGCATTTATTAGGCTATTTTTATTGGACATTTCTGGATAGTGTCATATTATTTCAGCTAATAGGGGCTGAAATGGACTATCTAGTAGAGTTTTTGGACACTGGGGCAAGAGTAATTAAAGACCCCCATCTCGTAGACAAAAAAAGACATCTTCCAAATGTCCTTCTTAATCCGAAGATTTCTCACTTGAGAGGCATCTCCCCTTCGTTCTGGATGCGGGACGGAGAAGGCATTTCCGTAAAAGATTTCAACGAATCTAAAAAGCAGGTTTTAGATTCGATAGAAGACTTTCATTCTTTTGCTACCGAGAAGGATCTTCCCTTCTCTAGCTCCTCAAAGTTCTTCACCAAGATCAGTGAAATTGACGCAAAGCACGATGAAAAGATTATGAATCTTCACACGAAGATCATGTTTCATCATGACGATATTTATACAAAACTGAGAGAATTGAAGTTAGAATCTCAGATGAAGCATCACCTTCTTGAAGCCCAGGCCAGGACCACTAAGAAGATCGGGATGATACTGTTTTTGTCGTGTGCATTGGCAATCCTTTTGCTAAATGTTTTGTAAAAGTATCAAGGGGTAAAGATGGCTAAGATTTACGGGGCATTAGAAGTAGCACAGCTTGAGTGGTTCGCGGACGCAAGCAAACCAAGCCCAAGCACCTATGCGTACCGGGTTATTTATGTCACCGATCTGAAGCAGATCCAAGTATCTGACGGTTCTGCATGGATTCCGTTCCTGAATACTTCTACCAACCAGACTATTGCCGGAGACTTGGCTTTTTCTGGTACTGTTACCTTCTCCGGAGCGCAAAACTTTAACGGCGCACACAAGCTCGGAGTTACCGCAGACTCTTCTACCGGAGCGATTACTGCTCTGGTTCCAACCACTCCTGTCATTGAATTGACCGGAGCCGCCACCTCTGTTGCAGGTATTTCGTCTCCCGCTTCGGGGTCTTTGGTCATGATTGTAAACAGAAGCGGAAATTCTGTTCAGATTTTGAACGAAGACGCGTCTGCTACCGCCGCCGAAAGAATTTTGACCGGGACAGGAGGATCTCTTACTCTTACTAATAACGCATCTATTTTGCTTACTTATGTGGGCGACAACAGATGGCACGTTATCGGGGGAACTGGAGGCGCGGGCGGTGGAAGTAAAAACTACTTTCAAATCGCAGACGCAAACCCAAATTTTAAACAAGGAGTGGTTGCTCCTTGGTCGGCCTGTACCATTACCCTTTCTTCAGGTATTCCTTCCGGAACTCCGACTCTTTCGGCCACCCAGATGGCCCTGTCAATCGACTCGGTAAGCCCTCTCGTTCAGAGCGAAAGCCTTTACAATCTTAAACTTACTAAATCTGCCGCCGCCGCTTCAGGACAAGGCTTTATCTCTGGAGTCCTTACTATCGACGCAGAAGATATTGCAAAGGTCATCAAGGGATCTTTTAGCTACAAGGTATCTTCCGGTACGGTAGATTTCACCGGAGGCGCATCCCAGTCTCTTGAGATTTGGGTTTACAACGTATCTTTGGGTCGGTGGATTCAGCCTATCGGATACCGTGGCATGAACCAATCTTCCGGAGTGGGAAGCGTTGAGTTTACTTTTCAAAGCGACAGTTCTGGAAGCCAGTACCGAATTGCGGTCATCACAGCAAACGCAAGCTCGACCGCATACGAGGTTATTTTTAACAGCTTCTTTATGGGTAAACAGTCTCCGTCCTACGGAACTGTTACCACTATTACTGACTGGTCTTACTATGTCCCAACATATAATTCTGGATTTAATACTAGGTCTGACCCTCAGTGGTATTATAGAAGAGTCGGGGATAAGTTAGAGGTAAAAGGCGGTTTTGCGCTTGGTGGAACTGGATCTTTTCCAAACCAACCGACTCTTGGAACTGGGAATTTCACATTTTCTATTCCTTCTGGACTATCCGTAGACACCGCAAAACTTCCAAACAACTTTTCTATATTTGTTCCTCCATCTACGTACATCACCAATCCAGGAACAGTGCCAGTCGGGATTGCTCGCCTTTATGATGCCAGTGTTCCTTCTTCGGTAGGATATGCCCAAGTAGTCTATGTCAACACGACTACGTTCTCTATTCTTGCAAACACCGCAGGAAACAACGTAGTTTCTCAAACGGTTCCTTGGACTTGGGCTACTTCAGATGAAGTTCACGTGGAGTTTTCTGTTCCAATCGTGGGGTGGTCTTCGACCGCAATTCAGCTTAGTTCCGCGTCTGACTCAAGGGTTGTTGCCGCCAAGTTTAACACCACACAACTTAGAACTATCAATAACACCGCACCCGCCGTTGTTTTTGAAAACGTCATTTTCGATACTCATGGAACTTACAACTCTACTACTGGGGTTTATACTGTTCCTGTTTCCGGATATTACAAAATTTCTGGCTACCTTCGCGGGTCAGCAATAGCAGTAAATGGAAACTATACTGGGTTTATTCTTCGGGTAAACGGGGTTCTTTCTGCAAGCAACACCGCCCCCGGAATTTGTGGAACCAGATCATCTGCGGCAAACTCTTACAATCCAGAGGCTACCGGATCAAACATTTTCCGACTCAATGCAGGAGATCAAATTTCTTTCGGTGGATTTAGCGACACCGCAAGCACTACGTTTAACGATGGCTTTACTTGTATAAGCGTTGAAAAAGTAAATGGACCCTCTGTCGTCGCAGCTACCGAGACAGTTGGATGCCTTTACAACACGACAAGCGTCCAGGTAGGTATACCTTCTGGGGGATTTTATTACGTTGTAACCGTAAATAAAACCAAAGTTTTTGATACACACAACGCATTTAATACCACTACTGGAACTTATACTGCGCCTGTAAGCGGGTTGTATCAGGTATCCGCAGGATATGCGTTTGTAGCAAACGCAACTGGCGAAAGAAAAATGTATATTGCATCTTCGGAAGCATCTTTCACGGCAGATAATATGCTCGGAAACGCGTCTGCTCCAAATATGCTTTCTGGCTCTGTTCTTGTCCCTATACGGGCGGGGCAGACAGTTGCCGTTGGAGTGTTTCAAAGTTCTGGAACTACCCTGAACAACGACATTTCAATCTTCCTTCCAATGAACTATTTCTCTTGCGTGAGAGTCGGAAATTACTGAGGTAACAGACGATGAAAAAAGTAATTGCAAAGCACAGTAAGACCGGAGAAATTTTGCCAGTATTCTCCACAACAAAAGAGCCAGAAAAGTTCATCAAAGAGGCGATTGAGAACGAGTACTGGGGCAAGGCTGAAAGAGACGTTCCCATCTCCGCAGACTACGACGCAGAAGACGTTATAGAAGAGTTCGACCATGTAATGACTCCGGCGATTGATGAAGTGGTAAACGAGTCTGGAGAAGTCGTCCAGGAAGCCATTCCTGCGGTTCTTGTCAAAATGGTAAAGCTCCGGGCCGAATACATTATCGAGATCCTGGACGTTTCCGCAGAAGCAGACCTAGCCGAGTGCATTGCAAAGCGGAAAGCCGAGTATCCGACCCCAGAAGAATTTATGAACGCGTGGTTCGATGGTGGAGAGTCTGGGCTTAACTCCCTCCATGCCAAGCGTCTTGAAATCAAAGCCAAATATCCAAAACCTTGAGGTAACTATGACTAAGAAGGGCGCGTCGTCTTTGGAAGTTATTATGTGGCTGCTCGGGACCATTGGAGCCGTGACAGCTTATGCTCACATGACTTTCATTACTTACCGAGAGGTCGCCCCGAGACTCGATAGGATAGAAGGCAAGATTGATTCAATTATTGAAAAGGCGGGGGAAAGATAATGGATATTTTAGAAATTCTTCACAAAGCGCAAGAAGTGATCGGGATGGTAGTAATGATTCTTAGCGGAGCAGTTGGTATCGCCATGCTGATCCCTGGGGAACATCCCGACAAAGAGCTTCAAGCGGCTATCGACTTCTTGAAGCGGTTTTCTAGGAAGTGATGCTGAAAGAGCTAATTGCTCTTATCTCGGGGATCTTGCAGTTTCTCCCAGAGGTCAGAAAGCTCATCTATCTACTTCAAAAGTCACCCGCAGAAAAAAAGACGGAAATAACAGAATCGGTAGGCGAAGAGGCAGATAAATTAAAGGAAACAGGGAGGCCGACGTGGGAAAAGTAGGTCTTGGATTTACAGTTGGATTGATTCTCTCTGCCTGTGTCTCTGCTAACTTTCCTTTCAAATACTATACGTTAGAGGCCGCGTCTTACGACGGAAAGCTCCTCGGGCCACACTCGGACAAGGATCTACTCCTTGCTATGTGTACCCCGACAGAGATGGACCGGGGGCCTTGCATAGTCCTATTTACTTCCGAGTTTCTCAGGCTGAAGGATGCTTACTTGAAGTGCCAGGTAGATTTAGATGCCGTATCAAGGGGGATTGAATGATTAGCATGAAAGAGCTTAACAAACATGGATACCCAACCAATCCTACGATCGAGGAAAATCTAAAGATCCTCCACCAAAGGATGAACGAGCTTAGACAAGCGTGGGCAAAGCCCATGATTATCACCTCGGGGCTTCGCTCGGATGAAAAGCAAGCTGCCCTAATTGCCCAGGGCAAGTCTAAGGCGGTGGGGTCTAAACACCTTGCAGGAGCAGCGTGTGATGTCTTGGATAAGGACGGAAGCCTTGGAGCATGGTGTCTTGAAAATCCTGACATTCTTAGGCGAATTGGGCTGTGGTGCGAACACCCTGAATACACCCCAGGATGGGTACATTTCCAGATTATGGCCCCAAAGTCAGGAAATAGGTTTTTCATTCCATAGGTTTTTGGGTACACTGAGTAAAACATTATAGAGGCCGATCATAGCCTCCGAGTCACAAGGAGATACTATGGCTACAACGCTTTCATACGGATATATCCAACCGGAAAACGGGGACAAAGGTTCGACATGGTTCCCGGCTCTAAATGACAATATTCAACAGCTAAATGACCACACGCATGATGGAGTAACCTCTTCGCTCATTCCGGGAACGTCTGTTTCTTCTAGTAGCGTGTCTATTCCCGCCGCTTCTTGGGTGTACGATTCGGTCGGTCGCTATCGTCAAGATGTTGCCGTTCCCGCCGGGTATAACATGGACAGCTACTCCATCACTTTCAAACTTTCTACTGGGGAGATTATTCTCCCATCCATCATCAGAATCTCTGCAACTTCGTTTCGAATTTTTGGACCAGACAACACGCTTACCTATACGGCGGTATTTAAGTAATGCCTTTAGCTAATCAACAACTTGTCATCGGTGACTTCTCAGGCGGGATCACCGACTATACTCTCGATGCTCAACCGAACCAATCGGCAGAGCTTGAGAACTTTGTTGTCAATAAGAACAAAAAGCTAGTTACTGTTCCTGGTAGCGAAATCTTCAACGCGCTTTATCCGCAAGTTCCAGATGGAAACGTCCGAATCACCGGGCTGTTCAAGTCCACCGCGCCCAATCTCTACGTAAACTCGGGCCGTAAAATCTGGTATCCGGGGGCTTCGTCCTGGACGGAGCTTGTCGGGCCTAGCTCTAACCCTGCATTTGGGGCGGGTACTACTGCTTCATTTATGTCGGCATCGGAGTGGAACGACCACATCTACGCTACGAACTCGGAGTATTCAAAGCCGATTAAGATTTTTCACAACGGATCTACCTATCAAGTAAGAACCGCAGGACTGCCTGAGTTTACTTCTCCCCCATCCATTGCATCAACCGCCGCCGCTACCGTGACATTTACTGTCACAGCCGCAAACGCCACAATCGGTGCAGTATATCAGGCTTCAAACGGAACTCAGTTTACTGTCAGTATTACTATTGCAGCGGGAACAACCCTTACCACAACTTCTACCGGATCTGTCCCGGTCAGTGGAACGCTTACGAAGCTCTCTGGGACGGGAGACGCTACTATTAACTTTACGGCGGTTACTTCGCCTACAAACAGCTACCTGTACGCTTTTCACTACTTTTACCAGTACACCGTGGGAACAACGCAGTATGAAGACTATGGCCCGGTCACTTATGTTTCGCGTCAGAATGTTCCTGCGGTTACTTCGGCTGTTACTGCCTCTGTTACTGGTATTCCTGTACTGTCTAACGGGGCGACCGATAACTACGCCACAGCCCTGGTTAAGGTCTATATTTATCGTACCATCAATAATGGTCTTACTTTCTACAAGATCGGGGAAGTGACCAACGGAACGACTACGTTCCTTGATAATAAGCCGGATGGAGACATCACGAGCGGGCTTCTGCTTTACACAAACGGCGGGACGCTTGACTATGATCCACCGCCCCTGTGTAAGTTTGTTCACGTTGTAAACGGAGTAGCTTACTACGCGAACATCAAAGAGGGATCAGAGTTTTTTAGAAATCAAGTTCGACAGTCAATTCAGGGCGATCCAGACTCCTGCCCCATTGGGCTTACGGTTGATGTGCTTGAAGAAATCGTGGGCCTGTCTAGTTACACCGATAACCCGCTTGTCTTCACAAACAAGCGGGTTTATCGGCTGAACGGACAGTACGATGAGTTGGGGCAGGGTCAGGTTACATTTGAGGACATCACCAAAACGGTCGGCTGCATGAGCCACAACTCCATCGTTCAAACCCGCTTCGGGGTGTTTTGGGCGGGGGATGACGGGTTCTACTGGACCGATGGATTCAGCTTTAAGAAAGTGTCCGACTCTATCAATGAGCGGTACAAAAGCCTTGTGTCTAGCGACAGTCGTAAGTCCAGGATTTACGCGGCTTACGACACGACAGAAAACAAAATTCACTGGGCAGTAACATACGATAATACTGCCACGGATAACGACGCGTTCTTCACTCTCGACCTTCGATGGGGAATTAGCGACTCTTGCACATTTACAACTCGGTCAAACGGAGCTTCTTTTGCTCCTACCGCAATCATCTTCTATCAGGGAGACCTCATCCGAGCAGATAAACGAGGATACATTTTTAAGCACTCCAGTTCTTACACAACCGATCCAGACGTGAATCCGCTTCTTGCGTACTCGCTATGGAACAAGAAAACTATCGTCCCTCGATACTTGTCCACTATCTTCAATTTTGGACTTCCGTCGGTTCGTAAATGGGTTCCTAAGCTGTTACTTTCTATGCAGAATGTAACTAATGTATCGGTACAAATCCGCTCCATCAATGATGACTCGAACGCATCAAAGGATTTGTTAGAAATCCGATACCGGGGAAATGTGCTTTGGGGCGACCCTGA